ACCCAACTGTATTAAAACGTCTCGTATTCCGTAAACCTCTATATACAAAGAACGGATTCGATTGTTATGATGAACCAAACCCAGATAGAAACTACGTTATTGTGGTTGATACATCAAGAGGCGTAGGTCTAGACTATTCAGCTTATATTGTATTTGATATTACTGAGTATCCATATAGAGCAGTTGGTAAATATAGAAGTAAGGATATATCTCCGCTAATATATCCTAATGTTGTATTTGATACAGCAAGAAAATATAATAATGCATATATTCTCGTTGAGATTAATGATATTGGTGAACAGGTTGCTAATATTATACAGCAAGACTTAGAATACGAAAATATACTATACACAGCGCATAGACAAGGTGCACAGCAGTTAAGTGCTGGCTTTGCAGGAAAGCAGCATCTTGGTGTACGCACAACGAAAGCAGTTAAAAGGCTTGGTTGTGCAACATTAAAAGATATGATTGAGCAGGATAAGCTCATTGTAGAAGATTATGATTATATCTTTGAGTTATCTAACTTTGTTAAAAGAAAAGAAAGTTACGAAGCAGAAGAAGGTATGCATGACGACTTGGTAATGTGTTCAGTATTGTTTGCCTGGCTAGTTAGACAAGACTATTTTAAAGACTTAACAGATGATGACTTGAGAAAGCGGTTATATGAAGAAAACCAAAGGATGATTGAGGAAGATATTCTTCCGTTCGGATTTCTTGACGACGGACAAGAAGAAGACGGAATTATAAATATCGATGAAGACAGATATCATTGGGCTCTGCCTCAATCGACGGACGTGTGAAATCAAGGTAATTATAAATAAAAGAGAATATTCAAAACCTCACAAAGGAGATATAACATGCCATTTCAAGTATCACCAGGCGTAAATGTTAGTGAGATTGATCTGACTACCGTTATCCCTGCCGTTTCTACTACAGAGGCAGGCCTAGCAGGTCATTTCCGTTGGGGACCTGTAAACAAGGAAACCCTAATCTCAACAGAAGACGCGCTCGTACAACAGTACGGCAAACCTGATAACAATACGGCAACTGATTTCTTTACTGGTGCTAACTTCCTAGCATACGGTAATGCATTGTATGTTGTTCGTGCAGAAAACGACACAATGTCAAATGCACATTGTAACGCAGCTAACTCTGCGATTACTCGTGTTGACAACGATGATGACTACGAAGAAAATCATAGCTCTGGTATTTCAAGCGTAGGTCGCTGGGTTGCAAAATATCCAGGCGCACTAGGTAACTCATTAAAAGTATCTGTTTGTGCATCATCAGCCGCGTTTAGCTCTAACGTTTCTGGTACTTTCTCAGTATCTGCAAACTCAACCACAGTAACTACATCAGTTGATCAGTCATCACAAATTGTTGTCGGTGATATTCTTGAGCTTGGACAAGTTAGTGGTACAAAGCAATATAAGAGAGTTTCTGCAGTAGCTGCTAACGGTACTTCATTCACCCTAGAATCACGTTACACTGGTGACGCTGTATCAGCTAACACCGGTCTAGTACGTAAGTGGGAATACTACAACAATGTTGATAGAGCTCCTACAACATCTGCATGGGCAACTCAAAACGGTGCTACTACAGATGAAATGCACATTGTAGTTGTAGATGAAGATGGTCTATGGACCGGTACTAAAGGTCAAGTTCTAGAAACATTCCAGAACATCTCTATGGCATCTGATGCTAGAACAGAAACCGGCGGTGCTAACTATTATAAAACAGTAATTAATAACCAATCACGCTACTTGTGGTGGGCTGCTTCAACAGATATCGGTACAAATGCTGGTACTGATGCAGTTGGTGGTACAACATATACTGGTTCAACAACTCCATTAACTGATTCATTAGTTAACGGTGTTGATGGTACAGCTGCAAGTGCTGCTAACTTAATTACTGCTTATAACAGATTTAAGTCTACTGAAGATATTGATCTTTCATTCATTCTTGCATCTGGTAACGGTCAGACAGTTGTTACTCACTTAATTGATAACATCGCTGCAGTTCGTAAAGACTTGTTAGTCTGCTTGTCACCCCTACGTAGCAATGTTGTTAACAATGCTACATATGAAGGTAAAGAAGCAGAAGATGTTGTTGCATATCGTGACTCACTTCCTTCAACCTCTTACGCTACTATGGATAGTGCTTGGAAGTATCAGTACGACAAGTACAACGATGTATATCGCTACGTACCTGCTAACGGCGACACTGCTGGTCTCATGGTACAAACTGATTCTATCAGAGATCCATGGTTCTCTCCTGCAGGTTTCAACCGCGGCAACATGAAGAATGTTATTAAGCTAGCATGGAATCCAAAGAAAGCAGAAAGAGATACGCTCTATAAGAACGGTGTTAATCCAGTTGTAACCTTCCCAGGTCGTGGTACTGTTCTATACGGTGATAAGACATTGCTTGCTAAGCCTAGCGCATTCGATCGTATTAACGTACGCCGTCTATTCATTGTACTTGAGAAAGCAATTGCAACTGCTGCTAACTTCACATTGTTCGAATTTAACGATGCGTTTACAAGAGCACAGTTCAAAAACTTAGTTGAGCCGTTCTTACGAGACGTACAAGGTCGTCGTGGTATTTTCGACTTCCGCGTTGTATGTGATGATACAAACAACACTGGCGAAGTAATTGATAGAAACGAGTTTATTGGTGATATTTACATCAAACCAGCTCGCTCAATTAACTTTATCCAGCTGAACTTTGTGGCAGTTAGAACTGGTGTAGAATTCTCAGAAGTTGTAGGCCAATTCTAATAAATAATAGAAAATAACAAAGGAGCGTAAGCTATGGCATTTTCAGTCACAGATTTCAGCAGCCAGCTAACATTTGGCGGTGCAAGACCTTCCCTCTTTGAGGTGCAGATCTTTAACCCAATTAATGCTGCTGGTAATATTAAAACACCATTCATGGTGCGTTCAGCGCAGCTCCCGGCTTCCACAGTCGGGACTATTAACATGCCATATTTTGGTCGTCAGATCAAGATTGCTGGTAATAGAACGTTTGCAGAATGGTCACCTACCGTCATCAATGATGAAGATTTCTTAATCTATAACGCAATGCAAGAATGGTCAGCAGCGATTAATAACCACAGAGGTAATATTCGCTCTGCTGGTCCTGGTCCTGCTGATTATAAATCTACTGCTACTGTAACTCAGTTCGGTAAAGATGGTGCGGTACTAAGAGTAGTTGAGTTTGTAGGTCTTTGGTGCTCAGATGTTCAAGCAATTGATCTTAATTGGGATACAGAAGGTGTAGAAGAGTTTTCAGTTACTTTCCAGTATGATTACTGGCAGGTAGTTGGTGGTAGTACTGGTACTGGTAATACTCAAGCTTAATTGACAGAAGAGGAAATATAGTATGGCTAACCAGCTTTATCCAAAAGCAAAAGAGGATTTCCTTGCTGGTAATTTGAATTTGTCCTCTAACACAGTTACACTTGCACTAGTTGACACTGATGTTTATACGTTTAGTTCAGCACACGAAGATAGAGCAGACATTCCTAATGCTGCTATTGTTGCCGAAGCTAACTTAACTAATAAACTTATTGTTAGCGGTGTGTTTGATGCTGATGATCCCACATTTACTTCAGTTACTGGTGCTAATTGTGAAGCATTGATTATCTATCATACTGATGTGCAGGGCGGTAATACTACATCTAGGTTGATTGCATATATTGATACAGCAACTAGTCTTCCAATCCTACCTAATGGTGGTGATATTACTGTACGCTTTTCAAGCGGTGCAAGTAAAATCTTTGCTCTTTAATTAGAGTTCACCTAAAAAACCTGGAGAGGGGGTACTATAAATATAGTATGCCCCTCTTTTTTTATTCGAGGTAAGAAATGGAACTATTTGGTTTTGAAATTAAAAGAGCTGATGAAAAAGAAAAGCAGCAGCTCCAAGCCATCGTCCCTCAAACATATGAGGACGGCGCCACAGAAGTAACTGCTGGTGCACCTACAGGTATGTACGGCGGCACATATATTGATATTGAAGGATCGGCTAAATCAGAAGCAGATTTAGTTACAAGATACCGTCAAATGGCTTTACAGCCAGAATGTGATTTTGCTATTCAAGATATTATGAATGACGCAATCATTATGGATGATAATATCTACCCAGTAGAAATTATACTTGACCACACTCAATTATCTAGTAGATTAAAAAAGCTTATACGTGATGAGTTTGATAAGATTCTTTACACGTTAGACTTTGGCAATAAAGCATACGAAATTTTTAGACGCTGGTATGTAGATGGTCGTCTATACTATCAGTTAGTCATCGACGAAAAAAATCCACGTGAAGGCGTAAAAGAATTACGTTATATTGATCCACGTAGAATTAAAAAGATTCGTCAACAAGTTAAAGAAAAAGATCCTAAGACAGGTGCAACACTTTATAAAGGTTATAGAGAGTTTTATTTCTATAATGAAAAAGGTATTGCTACGAATGATAAAGGTGTAAAAATTGCATCTGATTCCATCTGTCACGTAACATCTGGTCTTATTGATCCAATGAATAAACTATCATTGGGTTATCTCCATAAAGCAATTAAACCGTTAAATCAGTTGCGTATGTTAGAAGACGCATCTGTTATTTACCGTCTTTCTAGAGCACCTGAACGTCGTATTTTCTATATCGATGTTGGTAACCTCCCTAAAGCAAAAGCAGAACAATATCTTCGTGATATGATGGTTAAGCATAAGAACAAACTTGTTTACGATGCTAATACCGGTGAAGTTCGCGATGATAGACGTCATATGACAATGCTTGAAGACTTCTGGTTACCTCGTCGTGAGGGTGGTAGAGGAACTGAGATTACTACATTACCTGGAGGTCAAAACTTAGGTGAGCTAGACGATATTCTTTACTTTCAGAAAAAATTATATCAGTCTCTAAACGTACCAGTAAGTAGATTAGAAGCAGAAGTTAATTTTAATATTGGTCGTTCAACAGAAATCTCTAGAGACGAAGTTAGATTCCAAAAATTTATTAATAGATTACGTAATAAATTCTCTCAGTTGTTTGACAATTTATTAGAGACTCAATTAGTTCTTCGTGGTATTATGACGAAGGCTGAGTGGGAACAAGTACGTAATACTCTTTCATATAAGTTTGTTAATGATAACTATTTTGAAGAGTTAAAACAAAGTGAAATTCTATCAGATAGATTAAGAACATTATCTGAGGTTGACACACTTGTAGGTAAATATTTCTCTATGAATTGGGTGCGTAAAAACGTACTTCACATGTCAGAACAAGAAATTGATCAAATGCAAAAAGAGATGGACTTTGAACGTACAAATGAGCTTGATGATATGGTTCCATATTCTCAAGAAATTCAAATGCAGCAACAAGATGCTGAACCTGAACCTCAAGAAGAATCGTTCGAAGAATTTAAACCTTCTAAAGAGTTAACCGAAGAAGAAAAGCGTCTTGTAGAAAGCATGACAAAGTTCTACGATTCTTTCTCTACTCAGGAAGAACTAGACGATGGATCAAGTTGAACACGCTAAACTGCTTGCAGCTCTTCTAGGGGTTCTAAAAAAAGAAAGCAGCAAAGTACGTAGCAGTCTGCTCGAAGAACTTCATCAAGAGCTTCAAAAGTTTGAACCTCCACAACCAATACTAGTTGAAGGACCTGAGGGACCAGAAGGCCCTCAGGGTATTCCTGGTGAGCGTGGACCGCAAGGTTTAATTGGTGAACAAGGTCCAATCGGCTTAACCGGTCCTCAAGGTGAAAAAGGTGACAAAGGGGACATCGGTGATACTGGCCCTAAAGGTGAAAAAGGTGACACAGGACCTCAAGGTATTCAAGGGATTCCAGGTGTTCAAGGTGAGCAAGGTATTCAGGGCCTACAAGGCGATAAAGGCGATAAAGGAGATAAGGGTGACAAGGGCGATACAGGTGAGCGCGGGCTACAAGGTCCAGCCGGTTTACGCGGCCCACAAGGGGAAAGAGGAGAGCAGGGAGTCCCGGGTGAAAAGGGTGATCGAGGAGAACAAGGTCCGCCAGGCATCCAGGGACCAGCTGGTGAAAACGGGCCAAGTGGACCACAAGGTTTAATTGGACCAAAAGGTGATAAGGGCGATGCCGGACCTCAAGGACCACAAGGTGAGAAGGGTGATACTGGTAAAGACGGTGAGACCCCAGACATTAAACCTCTTATTAACGATGTAGAAAAATTTAAAGCACAAATTCGTCAGTCAATGAGAACTGGTGGAGGTAATGCTGGTTCTGGTGAAGTAAGACTAGAATTTTTAGATGATGTAGATCGTAATTCAGCAAAAGTAAATGGTAGATTTTTAAAATACGATTCAGCAACAGGCAAGTGGGTTGGTTCAACAGCTGCGGGTGGAGTATCATCATATAACGATTTAGATGATCTTCCTAACTTAGATCAATATCTACAAGTTGCAAACAACAAAAATATTGTTGCAGGCAATAATGTTACAATTACACAAAACTCATCATCTATTATAATTGCTTCTACAGCTTCAGGTGGTGGGAGTGGTAATGTTAATCTTACCCAAGTAAGTTCAAATATTTTACCTACAGCAAATAATGTTTACAACCTAGGCTCACCAGAGTTGCGCTGGAAAGATATGTATCTCTCTGGTAATACCGTTAACATTGGCGGTGCTACCATTTCTTCTGATGGTACAGGGCAAATTTCTATTTCAGGAACAGGTGCCATTTTACCTGCTAACTCAAGAGTATCTTTTTCCGGTCAAGAAAAAACTCTGGCTACAGTTAATGAAGAAGGTGTTGTGGAGCAATTAGTACCTTTGTTTACTCAAGCTACCGGTTTAACAAGACCAGCTAACACGTTTACATTCAAGGCGGATGTAACGGTGAGAGCGTTCACTAAATTTTACCTAAATAGTGGTGAACAATTACAAAAAACAACTAAAGCAGCCCAATTTTTATTTTAAGGTAACATAATGGCAATCAAAGTACCTATTAGAACGGTATACGACAATGCAAACAACGCAATCGGTTTGTCTGAAATGCAAGCAGGTGAAGCCGTTGGTTATGCACACGGCGGTACCGGTTTAACATCTTTAGGTACTTCGGGTCAAGTATTACAAGTTAATGAAACGGGTGACGGGTATGAGTTTGGTAATAAGACATCTGTTAACCTTAATCCATATCTACAAGTAGCTAACGCTAATATTAGCTTTGTAACAAAGTCAACCGCAGTAACTACCAATAATGCGTTAATTAATTTAATTAACGATAGAATGCAGGTTGCAAATGTAACATCTGCAATTAACACGGCTGTAAATAATTTAGTAGATTCTGCGCCCGGTACATTAGATACATTAAATGAGCTTGCTGCAGCTTTAGGTGATGATGCTAATTTCAGCACTACGGTTCTTACACTTGTTGGTACTAAAGCATCAAATACATATGTAAATCAAACGTTTGAAACTAAAAGCGTCGCATTAAACGCAAACAACGCGCAAAATAATCTTATTAACGATAGATTGCAAGTAGCAAACGCAACAACTTTACTGAATGGTAAGTTAACGAGTACAGCTTCTGTTACATTAAACGGTGATGTTACCGGTACTGCTAGCTTCAGCGGCGGTGCAATAACTATCACAACAACAGTAGTAGACGACTCTCATAACCATACAATTAGTAATGTAGATGGTCTTCAAACTGCACTTGATGCAAAAATAGCTATAACTGATGCTAGAGTAGAATTTTTACAATCCGCTAACACTTCAGTAACGAATGATGCATCTTCTATCACTACAGCTCAGAACGAAGTTGATTTACAAGATAGAGCATTAGTTAATCCAGCCGGTTTTATTACAATTAACATCGGCGGTGTAAATTATAAACTTCCATTCTTTAGCTGATAAATATTATAAATAAGTATAAACAAATAGGAGATTATTATGCCATATGAGGTAAGTGACGCTGTTAAAGCAGCATTTGATGGTAATACTACAGGTTTCCAAGATGCTATTAATAGTGTTTTAGGGGACAAATTACGTGAAAGAATCGGTGTAGAAAAAGTTGCAGTTGCTCAAAATTTTTTTAATGAGCCGGCTGATTTAGAAGCTCCTGACGAATTCGAAAATAACGAGGAAATTTCAGATGAAGACCTTTAAACAGCTTTTTGAAGCGCCTGGAGCTCCAGCACAAGATAACAAGCCTAAAAAGGACGACGAAGAGGAAGTAAAAGGTTACAAGCCTCGTTCTAAAGGTGAAGAAGATTTTGCTAATGCTCATACAAAAAATAAAATGGATCACCCTGTAGCAACAGATGCTCAGTTCACCGGCAATGTTCAAAAAGGTCAGGCTGACCATGAAGGACCGGGAGAAAAAGCAGTTGTAAAGCAGGGTTCATCTGATGTTAAAGCAGGTGGTTCAGCGAAGCAGGATCCACGTACACAAGGCAGACCTGGCGAGAAGTCTCCAGTAATGCAAGGCTCTTCTAAAGTTA